CGTATACAGTCTATTCCCAGGGAGGACCCATAAACAGTACATCCACAAACCCACTAACCATGAGGGTTTGCGGTGAATTTTTTAGAGCTTTTTACCGCCACAAACAAAACAGTTGGTTAAGATTTATTTTATATCGTCCCACTTCACGCTTTTTCTCGGTCCGAATCCAAACACCGGCCACTCCATTGCTTTTATTTCAATCGGAGACCTGACCCATACCAACAGACACAGCGCTCCCGCTTTGTGTTTATCGTTTAGTGCCTCAATTTGATGCGGCTCAAGGTTTGACCACATTATTTTATCATGCATTGATTTTACTTCAATATGAACATATCTCCCGGTTCCTGGTTCGATAGCAGTGAAGTCACCTGACACTTTCTTTTTAGGAACAGCGCCCGTAATTCTGCTTTTTTTACGCTTCGGATCATACTTACGGATAATAATCCAAGCACGTTCAATTGGTTCGACAAATAAGAATCCGAGTGATTTTAAATACCTACCGGCGATTTCCTCGGTTTTGTTACCTCTTTTGGCATTTCGCCTTGACGTTTCAGACCGTTGTAATTTTTTGTATTCTTCCTGGATTTCCATCAAAACACCACATCTTCTTTTTTAATCGGTTGTGGGTGTTTGGTGCATATAATATCTGGCCCTGGTTCCACCGCTTCCACCCTGCTTTTTTCCCGCCATTGACAGCACCAGTCATCCGGGTATTTATCCAGCACATCCGGGCCGAAATAACATAAAATCGTATCAGCCATCTTTCCGGGCTCTCCGAACCGGCAGGTGTCACAGCGCCGGCATGATCGTGAGACAATCACCGTGGTAGAGGCGTCCTAATTTCGTTTCATAATATGGTTTCAAGTCTTACTCCGTCTTTGCAGGCTAACAAGTGATTAACTGGTTTCTTTTTATCCCGCATAATTACAGGATAAACACTTATGGTTTCTAACCCCTTTATTTTAAAAGGGAATATCATCATTAAAGCCACCCGCTTGCGGTTCATGTTGCGCCGGTGGTGACGGTTCCGGCGCACCCTGTTCCGGCTGCTTCGGGTAAACGCCCGTGTCCTTACTATCCGCGCCCAAATCTGCCATGAGTCGCTTTAAATTGCTAATCGCTTCTTGATAACTGTTGCCGATCACCACCTTGACCGGGATTGCTTTCGGCCCCGGTTCTTTATTTCTGGTTTGCGGGAATGCCCACTTCAACCATACCTTACCGTTGTCACCCTCGTTTCCGGTCACAATAGAAATCTGTCCGTTGTATTCATCGAGTTTGATTCCTTGGTGGTGTTTGGGATCTGTTTCAATAAATGTAAAATCTGACATTTTAGCTCCTTTCGTCGTTTATTTTTCTAATGATTCCGTTTAATTGCCTATTTTAACCGTTTGTCTTTGCCAACAATTTCAACAACCTCACACATGCCAGCTATCCTTGACGCAATCCGGTCATCTAACTGAGAAGCAATTTTATCTAAGGCAAGATTGCTTGAAATAAACGTCTGTTTCATTTCTGAATATCGCCGGTCTATAATTAAATACAACAACGAAACAGACCAATCTGTTGACCGTTCCGCACCGATGTCATCTAAAAATAAGATTTTTGCCTTTGTGTATTTTTTTAACACCTCGTCCTCTGTTATCTTTGATGTTTTTGAATATGATTTCTTAAACAGGAATAATAACTCAGGAGTTGATATAAACGCAGGTATATATTTCGGCTCGATATCGTTGAAGGTTTTTAAATGTTCAATTATTTTAAATTTACAAATAGCTGATAATAAATGAGTTTTTCCCACTCCACGCTCCCCATGAATATATAAGCCGTGATCATCGCTGGTAATGTTATATTTTTGTGCAAAATCCTTCAATTCTGCATTTAAAAACCGCTTCGGGATGCCTGACATCTCAAACAACTTATCAATCCACATTGACGACTCTTGTTTTGATGTTTGCATATTTTGTACCTGTTGGGCTTTGGTTGTTTTTTGGTTTTTCATTTAAATATTTTTCGAAATTTTTTGGCCTAAAAAGCGTTTCCGGATTATAATATTTCGGATTTTCAATAAAATATTGATCTTTTAATTTTAATTGTAAAACCTTCTCACAATCATCAATTGTAAAATTTTCATCTAATCTGGCTTTTATATTTTTTAAATTCGTATCGTTTACCCTGAAATTTTTACCACTCAATTTATTTAAAATCCCTAAAACTTTTTCAGCCTCAGCTTTATTTTTAATAGTTTCTTTACTATTTTTTTTATATATAGGTGGGATTATCTTTTTTGATAACGCTCCATTATCTTTTTTGATAACGGTCATTATCTTTTTTGATAACGTTATCTTTTTTGATAACGGTTTCCATGTTTTGTATTTTTTATTAATTCCATAAGTTGTATTAATTCTGTTATCTTTTTTGATAACGGTTATTACATTTTTATCTTTTAATGATTTTAATGCTCTTGAAACAGCTTGTTTATTAATTCCAGTGCCTTCAACAAAATCAGATAACGGAATTTCATCTTCTTTTTTCCCCCATCCGTATGTTTTTCTTATGATAAAAAAAAGACACTGCATCTGCTCTCCAGGAATACGATATTTTGATAGAGCTTCAAGTATTTCATTGGCTATTTTTGTATAACCGTTTTCAAGTTGAGGTGAATCCATTTATTTTTTCGTTTTACTGGACAAATATTCAAAATATTTATTATGGAGGTCTTGTATAAGGTTTTCATTTGATATGGCCCAACTAATAACGGCTGCGTCAATCTCAGATGAATGAAAAATTTTAAAATTTATAAATCCACCAGCTATAGAAGCAATTTCTCCAGCAAAAAAAGTTTCTTTTAAAATTTCCATTAAATCATGGCTTACGTTTTCCATTCTTTCTTTTTCTACTTCATGGCATTCTTCACATAATGTGACTAATAAATGATTTGGATAATCCCAAGGGTCTTTGTTTGATAAATATCGTCTATGGTGTACGTTAAGAGTTGATTTTTTATCATAACAAAGTTGACACATCCATTTATCGCGCTCTAAAATTTCAAGACGTTTTTTTTGCCACCGTGGATCTTTTAATTTTTCAAGATATGACTTGCTCTTTTCAACCCCCTTAAAAACTCAAATCCGGCATACAAACGGGAGGTAGCAGCTCCACACATCACCAGGGCGACGATGGTTTATATACCGGATTTCAATTTTTAATTTGATTGTCGAGCCTGCTACACTCATAAGAGTAGCTCCTACCCCCACCATACCACGCCAAAACCTAATGTCAAGCAATTTCCCCGACGAGCCAATCCCGCCGGGAAGCTGAATTCCTTAATATAAAAGATAAATACTGTTGATAACCCGTTTATTTTTATTGGCATCACCTCCTTTGGTTGGCCGTTAATCTGCGGCACATGATTCCAAGATCAACGTAATCGTTACCCAGTCATACGTCATTTCCAGAAACCATCGGATGCTGGCGTATTCGTAAAAATCAAGGTATTCCGACATATCACCGATTTCGTTCATGAAGAGGCGGTAATTCATTTTGAGTCCTTTTAACACAGAACTGTGCTGCCAGCCCCGCTTTAAATTTTAGCCGACCGCTGTTCCTGGTCAGCACCAGTGACAGGTTAGACCACCACCCCGATAACTTCTTTACCTGCAAGTGGGTTCGGCATAGCGGCAAACCGTTCAAAAAATATCTGCCGTTCTTCACTTGTCGTTTCAGGAAGATCAAATTCCCCGGTATGTGTGGTGTCAAATTCGCCATCCCAAAATCTTTGATCTGTGACTTTTTCACGGAGCCACGGTTCAACGGCTTTCATTGCACGAGGGAGCATATGTGTCATTAAACCATCTTCACCTGTAAGCATTCCAAGGTCTTTATAAATATCTTCCATCTTGGTGTGTAGTCTCCCGGTGGTTAAGTTTCTTAATCTTTGGATATCCATATTATTTACTCCTTTGTGAGGGGTGGTCTAACGCTTAAAATCAACTGCCCAAAACGACTAACTCCTTTGGGCAGATATACATAACTTCCTGTTTTGGTTCTGGTACTGTTGCCATGCCGCCGGACGGTTTCGGGTCAGATTGCATTGACTTGTTATCTGTTTTTTTAAGATTCAACTCAATAGGATCAAGGCAAAATACAGGACCACGAAAACCACAAGCGCACCAGATGCCGTATGTATTTTCATATCCTTCGGGGCCATGTAATTCATGACCACACTCTTTTTCAATGTGCGAGTATGGGCATTTGTATAATGAGTAATCCGCTTGGTTTTTCATACTTCCTCCTGACAGACAACGCCCCAAATCAGCGAGCCGCTGTAAGCGGTCCGCCTGGATTTGGTTGGTTATACATCTTTTATAATTTTTAAAAGTTTCTTCGCTGTTTTTCCCCCTATAAAGTTAAAAATACACCTTACTTTTTCGTCTCTGCATACACCTATCTGTGCTATAATCATCCCTTTATCGCCGCTTTCCGCTGCTATATCCGCAGCGTTAAGAGATGTGAAAGCTATAGCCTCTTGTTCCGGTGTTAATTCGAATTCAGGCATTATTCATTCCTTTCCGTCTCGTTGTATAACGAGTAATAGGCTGCACAATCGCTTCTGTTGACATTTGTTAAAAGATTTAATACCATTTATTATATTAAGCGTTTGCCCGGATTTTGGGACCGAAGCACCACGGTCAAACACCGCTTATGTAATTTCATTTTGAGCCCCTCGCTTCTTTCAATAACATCACCAGCCGTCCAACCGCAATCGATCATAATTCGGCCTTCCCGACAGAAAGTACACGGTCAATAATCGCCAAAATTTCAAACTCCGGCGTTCTAAAGTCGATTTTTGCCAGCCGGGTTATTTCGGACAATAATTCAGGATAATCAGAAAAGTTTATTGTGATTATGGCGGGCTTTAAAGGGAGTTGTTTAACAGGTTCCGCGTCGGACTCCTGTTTTACGGTTTCCCGTACAGTTGGTTTTTTATTGGCTTTTTTGTTGATATAATTTTGATTGTATATTTTTTGCCTTTCGTTTTTACAGGCCCGGCATAAGTAATCTTTACCGTCTTTCGTTTTTTTACTGTTTGGAAAATCTTCCAAAGGTTTAATTTCGTTACAAGCGCTACACTTCTTTACCACGAGTTTCACATTTGATTTCATGTCTTTCACTTGCCTTGACGGGGTTAAATTTTGGCTTGGTAAATTTGGGTGTCCCATACTGTCAACATACTCAAATCGCTTTTCGCAATTCTCACAAATCGGATTATTTAATTTCGACTCATTTTTATGAGAGCATGTCGCGCAAGGATTATTCATTTTCAACCCCCTTGTCTTTCAATAGTTTTATCAAATGTCCAACCGCTACCCGAATATCTGCCCTTGCCTCGCTGATTTCTGCGTCGAAATCGCGTTTTATTATACCCCAAGCATCGCATTCATCCTTCTTGCACTTGAAATTACGGTTACTGGTTTCATCGCTCCAGTAGATACAGGTTCCGTCTGGACGGAGACAGTTGATTGTGCAGGTTTTTTTTGGCATTGTTTATAATGTATATATCTGCTCTTTTGTTAATTCAACAAGCACAATAATTCCCCTATTTAATTAAATCCTTCGCATCTATGTTCAATGCCTGTCCAATTTTATGTGCCTGAGTAATCGGCTTTTTAATTAAAATTTGACTGATCCGTGACCGTGAGATTCCCATCTTTTTGGCGAGCCAGGATTGAGTAACATTGAGCCTGCCAAGTTCTTTTTTTATTTTATCTGTGTTTAGGTATAATTTTTTCATAGCTATTCTTTATCAATTAATTATTTGTCTGTCAATAAAAATGTTTAAGCCTGTAAGTGTTTGAAATGTTTATACTTGATTAATTAACCCAAAAAAATGTAATTAAAAGTGTTGACAGCCCTTTTAAAAAAGTTTAATACTGAATCAAACACCAAATCACCCTCACCGACCAGTAATGGAAGTGAGTGTGATTGAAACCCATCAAACGTCACACAGGCTCCACGGATGCCGTCACTGACTGAAGGATGGGGATGGTAGCTCTTTTAAAAGTTAAAATTAATCTTGTGCGGGGTGCTGACGAGCTGTTACACCGCATAGAGGCGACTGTAGGTGGATAAATGGGCCTCTTGCCCCGCACAACCAATTTTGTGCCCGTCAGTGAATGATCGCCAGTCCGAACTGGCTGAAAATGAGAAACGGGGCGCAAAACTCTTGCCGGTGGCATTTTCCCTACGCTTTGCGTATCACCGGCAAGGTTTGTGGGGTAGGCGGTAACGCCTGATTGGTAGGCCGCCTGCTCCATTAGCAACCATGCGGCATCGCCGCCAACCGATACGGGCGAAAGTCCGTCAACCCGAAAAGTGCTGATTAAGTGCCAGCATTTTTCCTCCAGCCGGGGGTCGGGTGCGGCCCCCGGTTACAAAAAAGGAGAACACTATGACACCCCAACAAATTGCAACCGATTTATGCAAAATAGAAAAATTAAAAGAGCAGGTGAACGTTGCTCAGATGACCGAGATTGTTGCAACCGCGATGAAAATATTTAAAAGGAGGCAAGATGGAAACAACTAAAAAGCTATCATTAATAACCGTTTGTGACGGTTGCGCTCAAGAGCGCTTTGATCATGAACTTCAAAAAGTGTTGAACAACATTCTTGATGTCAACACCGAGGCGACCGCAGTCAGAAAAATCACCCTGACCGTTAAAATCAAACCGGATGAAGAACGGGAATCTTTACGGTCAGAATTAATCGTAAAACCGGAACTCGCACCATTAAGCCCGGTTTCTTCACTTTCTCTGATCGGGAAAGACGTTCAGGGCAACGCCGAAGCGCACGAAGTCAAACCGCCGAAACAGTTAAAATTCGGCATTGACGCAGACAACAAAATCCAACCCATTAAAAAAGGAGATGTAAAATAATGATTGCGACTGCCCTTAAGTTTTTAAAAAACAATTTAAGATCCACCGAAATTGTTGAACGGCACGACCGCCATTTCTCGTTTGAAGACCTGAAATTGATCCCGAACAAGTTTGACGAACCGGTTCCCGCTGAATTAACGGTCAATACCCTGACCGGTTTCAGCGACTATATTCATTTAAACATCGATCAACTCGAAAACGCATTCGTTCACGTTGAAAATTATAACAGCGTCCGTCTGCTTTCGGCGCTTTTCGGTGACAACCATCAACGAAAAAACTGGTTACAAGCCACAACCATGGGGACGCTGAACGATGGCTTTACGTTTGGCCGGTTGATGGAAATCCCGGACTTTATCATTGCTATGCAATCCTATTTCGCTGGCACTGATGACGCTCAAAAAATCTTGGAACTGGTGAGCAATGTAAAAGCGGAGCAAGGCCAATCCTATTCAGACACCGGATTTTCTCAAAAGGTTACTGCTAAACGGTCAGTCGAATCTTCAATGTTTGATAATGTTCCCGTGCCAAATCCGGTTACACTCAAGCCATACCGGACTTTTCTTGAAATTGAACAACCGGAATCATCTTTTGTTTTCAGGCTTTCTTCAGGTGGCGAAGGAAACCCGCCGAAATGTGCGTTGTTTGAAGCGTCTGGCGGGGCATGGAAGCTGGACGCGATTGAAAAAATATCAGCATGGCTGGCTGATCAGCACTTTTCAATCCCGATGATTGCGTAATTAGCAATGACAAGGAGGAACCATGAAAACACTCACAAATTGGTTTTTACAGACGTTAATTGTCCTATTTTTAATGCTGGTGATGTCGATTCAGGACATTAATTTTTAACCACTTGCCGCCAGGGGCGATAGGCTGACCCTTTCCCTGCTTCGGGCAGATACAGTACGGCCTCAACGGCGGCAAGACTAATTAAGGGGGAAAATAATGTGCGTAAAGTTGAAAGATTTAAACATAAATTATACCAAAATCTTGTTTTTTGAAGGCAAAATCAATCTGTTCAGAAAATGCCTCGACCCGGATGACATTCTTATCGAAATGTTTAACAGCGAAGAACAAGCATTATTGAAAACTGCGATTGCCGAATCAGAAACACAGATAATGGATGAAATTTCAAGCAACCCACCATTTTAAATAAAAGAAAAAATTAAATAATGAAAATCTTAGCCATAGACACAGAAACCATCCCGAACCAATCTTTACCCGAAAACTTTGGCTTTGATCCTGATACGGTAAAAGTCGGAAATATGAAAGATCCTGCAAAAATTCAGGTCAAACTTGATGAAGCCAAGGAAAAACACAGCAAGACAATGAGCCTTGACCCGGCCATGTGTCAATTGTGTACTTTCTGCGGTATCACCTATGACACGGAAACCCATAAAATTATCAACGAAGTCACACTTCAGGTTGTGGAAGCCGACAAACACGATGATCTTGAACTTGTCAGCACTGGCTGGAACACTATTTTAATGGCCCACCAAGAGCGTATGCCGATTATATCATTTAACGGTATTCAATTTGATTTGCCGGTAATGCTATTCCGAGCCATTGCCCAGGATGTACCGGTCAGTCCAATTACATATAAATACCTGACTCAAAAATACAACAACAAACATCATTATGATGTCATGCAGATATTGGCTGGATGGGATCGGCAAAAATGGCACAAACAAGATTTTTACCTGAATATTTTTAAGCTCGGTAGCAAGGACGGTTTTGACGGTTCAATGGTATATCCGACTTATCAATCAGGTGAATATGAAACCATTAAACAATATTGCCGAAACGATGTTTTAACGCTGTGTAAATTATTCACGCGGGTTGAGCCGTGGTTTAAAGTTGAAATAGAAGAAAATATAGGGGGTAAATAAACATGGAAACATTACCAGTTGCAAGGCAAAATCACGAAATAGTTAACCTTGAAGATAGTGCAATGTCGGTTGAAACATTAACCCGACAAGTCAACTTAATCCAAGGGGTTATGAAAAACGTAATGAAGGAAAACGAACATTATGGCGTAATTCCAAGCACAGACAAACCGACATTATTAAAACCCGGTGCGGAAAAATTATGTCTCACATTTCGACTTGACCCTGATTATGAAATAATCCGGGAAGTTCGGGAAAAAGATTTTATTGCCTACACTGTAAAATGTTCTTTAAAGCACATTCCAACAGGACAGGCAATTGCGTCCGGGATTGGGGCTTGCAACTCGAGGGAAACAAAATATCGTTACCGATCGCAAAACACCGGAAAACCCGTACCTAAAGAATATTGGGATACTAGAGACTCAGCTATTCTCGGTGGATCTCAATACAAACCGCGAAAGAAAGATAAGCAATGGTTTATTTTTGAACAGGTTGAACATGACAACCCTTGGGATTTTGATAACACACTTATTAAAATGGCCTGTAAGCGTGCGCTAGTTGCCGCTACACTAAATGCAACCGCAGCAAGCGACATATTCACCCAGGACGTTGAAGATATGCCAAAAGAAATTATTTCAGGTGGTCAAGCTCAACCCAAACCAGACACCACGCCACCACCTGCCAAACCAGAAAGGGCAGCCTCTAATGACACGCTCACGGAAAAGCAATATAATTTCATTGCCGGAAAAGCTACAAAAGCAGGCTTAACAGAGTCAGAATTAAAAAACTTTATCATCTGGTACAAAAAAACTTACCCATCGGCTGAGACAAAGCATGGTGAAAAGCCTACATCAACAGAAAAAGGCAATTTGTCTAAATCCGGGGCGTCCGCCATCATAGATGGGTTTGATGATCTGTTGAGCAATTACCAAGAAGCTCAAATGTCGGAATTTGAAGGACTGAATGAAGGTACGCCCGAAGGCGGGCCACCCACCCAAGAAGACGATATTCCTTTTTAGGGGGTTTATATGAAAATTAAACTTGGCGACTTCGTACTCACATCAACCAAGAGTTGTTTTACGCTCAATGAATGGAAAACCCGAAAAAATAAAGATACTGGAAAGCCTGAGCGATTTTTAGACCCGTTTGCGCATTATTCCCATTTGGACGCACTCTTAGACCAATATCCACAAAGAATGCTCATGCGGTCGGATGCGGAATCGATACAGGCATTAATTAAAGAGTTTCGAGGTTATACAAAAGAAATTAAAAAAGCGCTGGAGATAAAAGAGTGAAAGAAGGAATATTCCAGCGCCAAAACAATCAATTGATTCCATTTGACCCAGAAACGCTTGAGAATATCAAGGGATATTACGAAAACCAGCCAATCCGGGTTAAAATGTATGGCATTAAACGACCCCGGAGCTATCAGCAGCTAAAGGCATACTGGAAGCTGTGCGAAGTTGTTGCCGACCACCTTGACCAATTCAGCGACAAGTATGACGTTGATTGGGAGCTGCGTGTTAAGCTAAAGCACATCGGCAGAATGACGGTATCCGGTAATAAGGTAATTGTGGAGTGTAAGTCAATATCGTTTTCTCAGTTGGAGCATATCGAAGCAAATCGGTATTTTGATAGAGCTTTTGAGTTAATGGCAAAGTGGCTGAACGTGCCGGTTGAGGACTTGATGGGAATGGAGGGAATATGAAAATAATCGCCCGCCCAAACGAACATGACCTGTCAATGATTGAGCTGTACTCTGAGGATATGAGATACATGCTCGGTGCTGTTCACGTAGACAATTTTATTGTGGACGAAAGCATATACGCCACACTTAGATTTATTTTCAGGGATAGGCGGTTTTTTTACTTGCATTGAATGTCTAATTCTGGTAAATAAAAAGCATGGCTAATAAATATACGAAATTAAAAATCGACATTAATAGGGTGGTGAGTCTTTATAGGTCGGGAATGACTCAAGCCGAAATTGCAAACGAGATGGGTGTGTCTCAAAAAGTTATCTTTTCAAGATTAAAAGAGATTGGTTTTAAGTGCAGGGCGTCAGCCCCACGAAACCAAAAAAGAGAATTAAACAACAACTGGAAAGGTGATGATGTTACATATTCAGCTTTTCATCTTAGGTTGAAATCTCTACATGGAAGCCCTAAAAAGTGTGAAGTTTGTGGAACAACTGACAAAACCAAGTCATATGATTGGGCGAACCTTACGGGGGCATATGAAGACCCGAAAGACTATAAAAGAATGTGCCGATCTTGCCATTGGAAATATGATAAAAAACATTTAAATTTTAAAGGTGCTGTTGGTGGCAGAAAGGGGGTGCAAGATGCCAAAAAGTAAATGCAGACATTTAGATTTGTTTTCTGGCATTTGACCGGTGGCTTTGCCCTTGCAGCATCGTGGGTGTGGGGTGCGGATCATGAGATTGTTTCGTTCTGCGAAATTGAACCGTTTGCCCAAAAAGTCTTAAAAAAACATTGGCCTGATGTGCCGTGTATACCGGATATCAGAGACATAAAAGGAACCGATTATGCAGGAACAATTGACCTTATTTCCGGCGGGTTCCCGTGCCAACCGTACAGTGTTGCCGGGAAGCGAAAAGGCGCGGAAGATGACCGTGCGCTCTGGCCTGAAATGTTGCGCGTTATTAAAGAAGCAAAGCCCAATTGGATTATTGGCGAGAACGTTGCTGGGATCGAAAGTGTTTTCCAGTGGGACGGTTTTTCTGAATTGGAAGGCAAGGAATATCCTACAAAAAAGGCGGCAAAAGCTGACTTTAAAGGCATTTCAGAACGAACAGGGGAAGGAATGTTATGGGTGGTTTTGGGCAACCTTGAAAAACTCGGATACGAGGTCCAACCAGTTATTATTCCAGCTTGCGCCGTCAACGCCCCGCACAGGCGGGATAGAGTCTGGATTGTGGCGAACTCCAAACGGCCAAGAACCGGGGATAAATCCAGAGCGGTTGCAATGCAAGGACGGATCACCGCCGAAACCGGGCCAGCGGCTTTACGACAAGGAAACGGGGAGACTTTGCCAGATAGGGTTAACACAACAGGCCAAGATGTGGCCCACCCCATCAGCAAGCATGATGACATCTCAGGACATGGAGCAAGCGAAGTATGCCGGGAACGATCCGAAAAGGCCAAAATACAAGGATGCTCTTTGGCCGACGATAACCGCAACCGATGCGATAAAAGGCGGAAAAGTATCTCCACGACCGGGGGCAATGGGACTTTCAGAGAAAACGGGTGGCTCCCTGAACCCGCAGTGGGTCGAGTGGCTAATGGGGTATCCGGTCGGGTGGACAGACTTAAAGGACTCGGAAACGCCATAGTTCCGCAAGTGGTGGTTCCGATCATGCAAGCGATTAAGGAAATTAACGAAACATCCTAAAAAATACATGACAATCATAAATAGTTTATGACACAGTAAACATTTTAGATAAAATACTTGACAAGAAATTAAAAGCACGATAGGGGTAAATTATGAAAACAGATATCAGTTCAAGATTAACGAAAGAACAGTTTAAATTTATAAAAGAAGAGGCTGAAAGACAAAGACGGCCTATTGCTGCTGTTGTTCGCAATCTTATTGATGACCTGTATCAGAGCCACAAGACAACTCATAGTGGCGAAAAGAAACCGCAAGGCGACTGATACCCGGTCGCGAATCGAGCCTGTTGGCGGGTCTAATCGATAAACAACGGGAAGCCTGACAAACTTCCCCGAAACACGATAAATCTTGCGATATAAGCCACTAAATCCATCAACGGGTTAATTGTTATTGTCACAAGCGTCCCCTCTGTTTTTGCCGCACATTTTTGCAGGGGGGGCGTGGAAGCAATGCGTTAGCGTGTCGGTGGACACCCATCAACGAAAGGATACAACAGCGTGACGCCGAAATTTATAGCAACAATTCACGGCGGCATCCCTGATTTTGATAATGTCCGCAACGTCAAACCGGAATATGGCAGGGATACACCTGTGATATCCGCTTCGCAAGCAAACTTGCGTCATATGCGTTGTTATGCCATTGGTAATACCGCAACCAATGGCATATTAAAAACAATGCGGTAACTATATGAGGTAAAACCATATGTCAGAAAAAGCGAAAGAGAAATTGACAAAAGCGATTGAAGTCCTTGCGGACAAAATCACAGGCAACATCAAATCAGGTGATGCCCTTAAATTCACACAAGCTGCTAATAATGCAGCGAACACAATGGCTTGCTTGAGTAATATCAAAAAAGCATAACCAAATCATTCGTGCTGACCGGGAGGGCATTGACCATCAAGCAGGGAACGGACGGATACAATGTGACAGACCCGCCCTGCATCTGTCACACTCCCGGTCAGCACAATTCAATCGTTAGGTGGACATAGATATGGGAGAATCAAGAAAAATAGATTTTGGGTATCAATGCCCTGTCCGGGGATGCAAGCAAAAAAATAATCGAAGATTTAATTCCTTATCTGGGCTTCTTCAACATATGGAGTTGTTTCATCCTGGTGAAGCGGAAAAGCGTTTAAGGGCCAAAAAATCAAAACGGACAACAGGTAAAAATTTGTGGTGATAGCAGTTCCAGGAAGGTGGGTTTTACTCCTACCGTAATAGCTTCCAGGAAGGTGGGTGAAACGCCCACCATCACCACCTAACCAGCCGCTTGTCGCTGACCCGGCGAAGGATTTTCCGGGAAAGGACAACCGGGGCGGGCAGGACAGCTAATCGTTATAGGAGGGAACAAAATGAATGATTATGAAATCGGGTATAAAGGTTGCTACATCCAAGACCACAACTTTTCCTATGTTTGCACAATCCCAATTGAAACTGCGATTGCATGGGTAAAAACATCCTGCCCAGGGCATGACATGGGGTGCGGTATGGTTACAGGCCAACTAACTATTGACAAAAACACTGACACCGACGCTGATAAAAACGGGTGGCTCAATAAAATGTTTATTGTTGTATCGGAAAGTAATGGAAAATGGATTGCGCTTGCAAAATGGGATGACCGTTTTTTTGTCTATAAAGAAAGATAACAAATAAATCCAGCGGATAAACCGCCGATTTAGGGCGTTCAATTTTCACATGACCAAAAAACCAAAATGCAACTGCCATCAATGGGCTGAAATCGGGACATATTTTTGTCCGGTGCATGGATATGAGAACCAATTTAGGAGAGGGGCTGTAAATAACCCCGCAACCCTGCACCCCACTAAGCACCACAAACAGGCTCGCTCAGAGGCCGAAAACGGGGTTATAATTGAAAAGTAATGCTGTGACATGGGGAAAGGAGAAGGAATTATGACCGACAAAGAAAAACAAACCCAAATAGAAAAATCCATGAAGGATTATTTTTAAATCGGGGGGAATCGGGAAATAAAAACAAGCGGCCACACGAAAGCGTCTTGCGATGCAACCTTGCAGCTTACTTTTTCTTAGGAGTTAATATGGATACTAAAAAATATGCAGATTGGATTGACCAGAATGTTACAAAAACATACGGGAAGTGCGAGGAGTATACAGAGTTGATGGCGAAAGCATTCCCTGAGTTGACCCGTGTGAGAGGGCATTATCATTGCTTTGATTGGGGTAAACGTGAACATTGGTGGTTAGTAACTAAAGAAGGTCAAATCATTGATCCAACATCTGCTCAATTTCCGAGTAAAGGGCTTGGAAATTATGAACCGTGGATTGAAGGGACAAAAGAACCAACAGGAAAATGTATATATTGCGGTGGATACGCATATGATGGAAATATTTGGTGTTCTGATGAGTGTAAACAAAAACTTATCGCTTATCACAATTTCCAAGGTAAAATAAAATCATAGTGCGCCTGATCGTGGGCGTTATCTGTCAGGGGGGAGTAAGATGGAAAGATGTATTTTTTGCGGTAGCAAAAACTTGGGACCGATTGAACATGACGTTGTGTCCGAGGGTGAAGACCCACAATATTACACACTTGAAGACATTTACTATAGAAAGTGCCTTGATTGTGGCGAACTAACAGATAGCAATGCTACTCCAAGGGATGCAAAAAGGCCGCACCCCTGATGCGGGGCGTTAAGAACTCGTCTTAAAAATTCCCTTTGTGTTAAAAAACTTAACGCTAATCCCACCCCTCGCCCTCTTTAATCACCCAGGCGTTCTGCACAGCGGACATAGCAGCACCAATCGCCGCTTTTGGTGCCTGGCGCTTAACTTGATCGACCGCAAAGTCAAATTTTTCCTTCCCGGTCCCGCCATTTTTTTCAGCCGCTACAACAGCGTTAAGCGCAATTGGCAATAATACATCAACGCTCATTTTAAGGATGGCTTTGATTAGCCGGATAATATCAGGTTTAATTTTTGTGAAAATCATTTTGATTTTTTGCCACATTATCAGTCTCCTTTTTTCTTTTTCTGCGTTTAATTTTCTTAATCCAGTTATAAATAATATCAGTTGTACCCGATATTTTAAAGCACCAATTGTCTTTACTTGGCAGTTGCATTACACCGAGCTTCTTGCGTTATTTCAACAGCTGTTTTATTATTTTTAATTCTTTCTTTTTTGTCCGCACGCTTTTTTTTACATTCAGAGCACATACACATAGAGCCGCCACCGATATAACCTTTTTTGCCTGTCTCATTAAAATGCTGATAATTAATCCAGACCATTTTTTAAGCTCCCGATAAAAAATTTATAAAGCATTATGCTCTTTCAAATATTGATAAGCAGATGAAGTTGTATTACAATTTGGGAATCCATGTTCAACTTCTGCTCTCCACCGGGCTTTTACGGCATTGATAAATTTTTTATAATAGCCTAGGTTAATTCCTTTATAATAGACTGTTATTTTAGAATGCCATTTTTTTTGATTTTTACACCAACATATTCCAGTAACCCCGGTTATATTTGTCTTTATTATCGGTTTATTTCTATTATTGCATTGATTTGTTACATGTCTTAAATTAGAAAACTTATTGTTGTAACGAATACCATCTATGTGATCAATTTGATGCTCTGGAAAATAACCTTCCATATACAACCATGCAAGTCGGTGTCCATAATAATATTTGCGATTAATTCCGATTAAAAGGTATCCCTGTGGAGAAATATATCCTGCGGCACTCCCTTTTTTTATTCTCCAACCGTATGGATTTTTCCAGATAAAAACACCAGTTTCTGGGTCATAATGTAATAATTTTTTTAATTGTTCTTGGGTGAGTTTTTCTTTTGGCATGATAAAATCTCCTGTAATTTTATCCTGATGGTTTATATGCGGAAGCCGATCAGGAAGTCGGTTTTCGGGGGCGACCCTATCCGCATTTATGATTAGATTTGATAATAACATTATTTATTTTATTGTGTCAATAAAACAATACTTATCCGTTTCCAGTTCCGTATCCCCGCAATCCGGGCAAGGTACCGGCTCAGGACAGTCACCGGCAACCTCAACGATTTTTTCAATTTCGACTTTCTGAATCACCGGCACTTCGACAATTTTTTCAACTTCCTGAATCACCGGGATCTCAACAACCACCTCTTTTTCAATGATTTCCGGCAGGCAGTCCGGGCAACAGGAATCGCAAGCGGGGCATTCAATGGATTCCGACAACGCCGTAACTGTTACTTTTTTACCAACATATCCCTCAAGCGACAGTGTTGTCGGATTTTTAAATATGTTTTTATCTTCAATCCCTTTTACTTGTTCATCCCCTTCAACAATCCAACCTGTGAAAATATGTCCAGGCTTAAGGAAAACTCCTAATCGATATTCAATGTATTTTTTACAGGAATCTTCCCACGGAAAATGATAAATTGTTTCTGTGATTGGCTTGGTGCCGTCAGGATCTTCTTTCCAAATTTGCAAAGCACTAATTCCCTCAGTTGCCTCTACACGAAAGGCGGGGTCAGACGGTCACTTAGACCACGCAGAATCAATATTCCACATCGACCAGAACATATAACCAACAACCACGGCAATTAATAATAAGATTATTTTTTCAGGTTTTGTGAGTTTCATTAAAAATCCTCCTTTGACCCCAAAAGGCACAACCCGTTTCTTCCGCCGGCAATAAACTGAAATTTGATCGCAGTATATCCATGTCGTTTCAATGCTCGATACCAATGATTCCGGGCTTGTATTATTTTCTTCCCGGTATTGTACCCCAGGCAAACGCCGATAATGCCATACGGAAAATCAATTAATTCCCATGCTATCGGAAGGTCATCGGCAACGCTGGATTTGACACGTTTTTTATTTAAAATCACGACTCTTGGATAGCCCATTTCCGGCCAGCTATCTTTCATTTCATCCCCTTATCGGCGGATATATTTTATTAACTTTCTGTTCTTCTTCTGTATTAATTGCCGACTTCAAATCTTTATCGAACCCCGAAACATATTGATCCCCCTTCTTTTCCTTCTCACGCAATTTTTTTATTGCGTGCTTCTGGATTCGCTTTATCTTTTGCTTTTTCAATAGCCGGTCAATCCAGCCGCCGTATGATATTGTTATCTTCTTTTCAAAAAGCGCCATCATTTCTTCCCCAAAAATTTATTGATAAAATATAATGCTGTCGCCGCTGTGATTGCTACGCCCAGATGAAAGAAAAAAACAGTTGTATCTTTTATGTATAAACAAAATTTCATATCACCATCACCGCAAGCATGGTCACCGGCACCCAAAAGGCGGCGGCGTATAAAATTTTCCAGAGCGTGTCTTTTGTTTTGTCGTTCACTTATTGCCCCCCAATCCGTTTGTTGCTCACTTTTTTGAAAATCTGATCCACAATGGCCCTGTAATAATGATATTTAAAAAGCAAGTATCTGTAATATTTTTTCACCTCACGCTCCCAACAAAAACTTAATTCCATCCTTTGCATAACATATCATAGACAGAATAATTAGGATGAAGACTATGTTTGAAAATCCAAATAGCATCCACATCAACACCGGATGTTTTGGACATCTTTTTTTGGTCTCGTCATACGTCCAGAGGATGAAATTAAAAGGCGCTTTGAATATAGCGATTATTTTTTTCATCATGGAAGTCTCCGGCGAATCATGTCTTTCCATGAAAATCGAATTTTACCATACCTGTGATACATTTCAATCTGTTCCAATCCGCATCTTGAACAAAATCTACGGCCCCACTCAATTTTTCCCCATTTATGACCGACAAAAGCGCAGAAACGTATTTTCATATCACCCGTATCCCTTCCAGTTTCTTATTATGATTCCCAACTGAATAATGAAACCATGGCACATCTTCTTCGATAACCGTAATATATTTATACGGTGTTTCGTGCGGGTGCTGTAAACAATCCCATCGTATTGCGTCTGCCGTTGTGTCAATGGGCATCGGGTCAAAAGCTCTAAAAAATTTATGGTCTGATAACTTCGCACCAACATGGCAATAAAACGGTCGATACCCACGATATTGATTTGCGTCCGGGTCACCCTTTCGCCAATACCAATCATTTCCAATCATCCGGCCATGCTTTGCCCTTAATTCATCAGCCGTCCAGAGCAGTTCATAGGGAAATAATCGCCATAATTTTTCACCATGCACCGGATACCATTGTTCATAGAAAGACTTTGGTAAAAACTCGTATAACTCAAAATGTTGGGGCTTGAAGGTCATTTGTAATCAACCCTTATTTTATCCTCACATCCAACATGATTGGCGATAATTTCGATATTCTTATCAATCCTGTGAAACAATCGACTATTTTCAAGCGTGTTGGCCCTGACATTAGATATCTGAGTTGTTGCCACCATGAACAAAATCAAACCCATTGCAGCCAAGCCACCAATTACAAAAACAAAAACGGGCCAGCCGATTTTCTTTTTAAGCTCATCTGAATTTGTGATTGAGATGGTTTTCGCTGCTTTAGCACATTGTTCAACTGCTTCGTGGTGCTTACAAACTTCATTCATGCTTACCACCCTGTCAAGTCAGCTATAAATTGTTCCTGCTTGGAAGTCATCTTCAAGGCCCTTTTCTATGCGTATCTACCGCCATGTTTGTTGATTACTTTTCATCGTATTCCCCGTCAAACATACCTGCATCCTGACATAAAACATACAGCATATAGTCTTTTTCAGAAGTTGAAAGCTGCTTGAACGTTTTTTCCTTATGCTTTTCTTTTTCTATTTTCACCTTAACTTTAACCTGATCAACTGCCGGGGTTATCTTTTTCGCAATCACAGGCATTGAAGCAAGCAAAAAACCACAGACAAACGCTATTATTATTTTTCTCATTCTGGAACCTCCTGTACCCATCCATCACGTTCATATAGTTCTGCCGGATCGCCTGATATGTAATACTTATTGTCACCGTTGCTGTCCACAAGCCAGACCTTACCGTGTTTTACTAAATCTTTGCACAGCGCCTTGTTATTAGGGTCAACCTCGTCGATACTGTATATCAACAGCACCCGATCATTGAAATTGTCTGCTGGATCATACGCAAACGAATCCCGGTAATATACACAATCAAAAATCCGCCCGTCGTTAGGGTTGTAATAAACCGAAAACGTATCTTTCTCGATTGCAAACGCAGGAGTAGCAATTAATAATATCGTTAAAATTAAGATTAGTTTTTTCATTTTTCCTCCTTAAAATATTGTTCCAGCCGGAGCAGGCGATTCGTTAGCCGTTGATCCGTCAGGCTGAGTGCTACCGGTAAAAATAATACCATAACTCGTTTTGAGTCCATATTCCGGATCAGTGCCGAACTCATCATTGTCGATGCTGACAACTTCTGCACCAAGTGCCGAGGTAATTCCAAATTTTATGTTGCTCACCCAGCTATCACGCACTTCCCCGCATGAGTTATCAAACCGAAAGCCAGAACCATCGCCGGTGCCATCTCCATCAGCGACACAACGATAAACGTATACATACCCGCTTGACGCTACTTGTATAGCACTTTTACTTGATGCAGAATCAAATTCAATTTCTACGTTGTAAATGTCTACCTGTTTACACCTAAAAATATTAATACCATCACATCCAGCAAAATCAAGAAGCACAGACGGATCTGTAGTGCCAGGATTTGGGGCTGAATCCCCTGTATTCCCGTAAAAATTCACTCTACGATCAAAATCACTAAACTGCAAATTTGATGTCATGCTTGAATTATATGTTCCATCTCCAAATTGAAACGTAACGGCCTCCCCATATTTTGGTTGCCGATCAATCAATGCGTTAATTTCTGCTGCTGTATTAGCGGACGTTAGACTAATTGTTACTGCCTCGCATGCCCGAAATCCACCGCATTCAACTAGTTCAAAATTGGTACCGTCTTTGCAGACGAGTAACGCACCACCATCGGGGATCTGGTAGTCCATTGACTGAGGAGTTGCAATATTCCCCTGAGCTGTAATAAAAATATCCCGGTCGGTGTGTTCGTAAGTTAAAAATAACTGATCCCCGGCATCCAGATTAGTTGCCGTGATTGTGTCAAGATAATCGTCTGCATCAGACTCACCATCAACGCTGTGATGCTGCCCGGTCGGCGTGATTGCATTGCTTGAGATAGTGAGTTCGGATGATGCGCCGACGTTTACGTCAATACTTGTCAACTGGCTTCCGTCCACCGGCGGAAGCTTTGCAGATCCGTCAAGCTGTACCGCCTGATTTGCGCCGGTGCCGAAGCCGTAGGTGATTAGGGTTGAAACGCTGGCCGGAACAGATGACAAAATACCCCATGCCACGTCCGATAGAGCGTCACCCCCACCCGTGTCGTGTTCTGAAGCGTGGGTTTCTGATTCATAACCAGCACCGCTATGATCCCCCCACCCATAAGCCGTATCCCAATTTGATTCTTGCGTAAGCGTTGGGGCAGCATTGGTTGACCCATCCGTCATGTCATCCATATTTACATTTGTGTAATCAATTTCATTATCACTGACTGAGCCAGTGATTAATGCGCCGTTTTCGTCCAGATCGTTTGCAGCCGCCCACCCTTCAAATGTTGTTTTGGCTGTGTTTAAATCAATGGCTGTCCGGTTTTCCTGTAAAGCTGTTTCAACTTCCGTTGCTGTTATTTTATCTTCGGCATCAACAATTTGAATATCAACCGCCGACCCGCCCCCATAAACCGTGAACGAAGCTGCCGTTTGAAGTGGCCATAAAAAAAGTATGACAAAGAAAGATAAAATATATAATCGAAATTTCATGCCCCCTCCTTATTGAACCTCAAAATATAATACACAAGTTCCGGTTGCGCTGTTGACGGAGTTGTTGTCAAGGTTAAACGTCCACACCCCGCCGTAGAGACGAGAAGCATAAACTGTATCAATTTTCGGAACCACCTGCTCCGACGTTGCCTCATCCCTATCAATCATTTGGCCGCCTGCAACATCTACACTATATTCATCAATGATGGTTATATCATAATCATCAGTTGGTGCTGTTGAACCAGGATCAGTTATACATAACACTAGGTAACTACCGATTAACAAAGTGTCATCAATTTCTGCATCAGGAACCGTTGCATCTGACGCATCAGCGATCCATTCTATAACCGTTTTTTTTAAATTTTGCGACTCGTGCGAAACCGTGACCGTTACAGACCCGTCAGCAAAAGCCGAAGAACAAAAAACCATTAAAAATAAGATCGTTAAAAAAATTATACGTTTCATTATTGTTAACTCCTTTTTGAATATTTATGCCGCTTCTTGTATTTCCATGTGGTGGTATTCTTCCGAATTGATCCATGTAATCCGCGATGCTGTATATGTGTCCTCTCCGTCATCTACCGTATCACCGGGCCTGAGAAAAATATGCGGTTTCACAAGCCTTGCCGTTATTAATCCGCCAACTGTCCGTTTATAGTTAAGCCAGCCAAGATCAATAGTTACTGTTTTTTGATAGCTCTGCTTTGCCGCTGCCTGTGCTGTGGTTTCGTATCCAGAAACGGTTATACTTTTATTTACCGACCCTTCGTCAACGTTTACCGTTAATAGTGGGACTGTAACTATCGGTTCTGATTGCAAAACATTACCAGTCACCCGATCACAATAAGCCATAGAGAAAACAAGATTGCCGCCGGATCTGTCAGAAATCTGGTCAGCGTAATCAACCCCGGGAATCGTGGCACCAAAACAAGTCGGATTGTCCGAATACATTCGAATTTCAAATTGTTTAATCGGCATAGTGATATTTGGCGAGCCGGTCAGCGACAAAAAAAACTTAATATAATCTTTTGTGATTCGGGTTGTTGAAATCGATGGAACGGCAAAGGTGCCGCCTGCCGAAATATTAGAAACGAGCGCATGAACAGACCCGGTTATTGCGGCAAAAGTGCCACCAGCCGCAATATCCGGAATGAGCGCATGGATAGATCCGGTTATTGCAGAAAAAGTGCCACCTGCCGCAATATCCGGAATCGTTAAAAACCATCCCTTGTAAACATTCGGAACAGAGAATGCCCCGCCAGCCGAAATATCCGGAATCGGCGTATTGATAGACCCGGTTATTGCAGAAAAAGTGCCACCTGCCGCAATATCCGGAATCGTTACTCCATAGGCAAAATTGGTATAGGCAAGACCTGATCCACTATTAAACAAATCAGATACCTGCGACGGAGTTAATACCTCTGACCAAATACCGACTTCATCAATTAATCCACTAAATTTGTTTGAAGCATAAACAGAGCCTCCATCGGTCAACGCGCCAATACAGGGTTTAATCGTTGAAGTATAAAGACTGCCGATGGTATATTGATCTAAAATCGTTGGAGTCTCTTCCGATCCATTTACGTATAATTTGAGATCATTGCTTTCAAACGTAAAGCCAACATGATACCAAGTGCTAACACTTATAGAAGTTGCGCTTTGATATCTTTTGAGTTGGGTATTTCCTCCGTCGTTTGAGAGAAGAGCTTCAAGCTTGCCTGACGAGTTTAAATACAGCAACCATGATCTTTTACTTGAGATATCATAGTAAGATAAAATATACCTATTTGTCACATCAGACGCATTAATCCATGCAAAGGCTGAAACCGCAGAATTATTAAAGTCGGCGTGAGCTGGAACTAAAATGGAATCGCTTGTAAAATTACCACAATTATTGATCTTTCCAGCAGTCCCCCACGCAACGCCAACTGCCGATCCGTCGTGAGATTGGTGAAAATCAGTCGCGTCTGAATCCAAACCATAATACGATATTAACGAATTTAAAAAAGACATAATTTATTATTCTTCGTCGTAACTAAATGCATCCATAATGAAACTTAACGTGTCTGGAATTGAAAACGTTGTCCCGAAATCGATATGACAAACCACCGTATCGTCTGCCGATGTGTCATTTATGATAATTGCACAATCAAAATCCGCGATTGCACCGCCTGACGCTGTGATAGTAACCGCGTCCAGCGTAACCCTTGACCGATCATTGGCATCATCTTCAGTGACCGCCGAAATATTAATTGCATGGGTTTTTTGGGTGTATCCGTTTCCGGCCGCAATTTCACTGGCTGATACGTCTGCGTATGTGGCATGGGCGTCTTTATCGAACGTAAACGCCGGAACCATAAGAATCACAAGATAAGTATCAGTATCCCAGTGATTATCCCCCTGATTTACAAGTTGTTTAAAATGATTTGATTTTGTTACTGTTACTGCCATAGTGTCTCCTTATATATGCTAACCTCTTGAATAAATATTAATTTCAAGCCCACCGTCAACGCCATTATCTGTAATATCCTGCAAAAATGTTTTTGAAAAATAACTATACAATAATTCCATGTTAGTTTCTTCCACACCTGACCAGAAATGAATATAATCTTCATCTTCCATGGTGCTAGACACGGAGATGTAGACTTTAGATATGCCGAAAATAGTTGGAGTATCGGCGCATGTTGAAAGAATCGGCTGCTCAAGAATAACTGCATACTGCTCATGAACATGATATTTCACAGGCTCATCATTGATGCGCACGTCCAGGCCATCCCAAACATTCGATCCGAGAGATGCTTGGAACCGCTGATATGTCACATAGTCTTCTATATCCGGGCCGGGCGGATTTGGTTCATCTTCTCCCCACATTTCTTGCAAGCAATAATCATCACAAAAATATGATGCAGGGGCTGCCAAGTTTGAAAAAACATGGGTTTTATTTTTTTCAATTTCGGTGTCAGTTGTTATTTTTGACCCGGAAATGGTTGAAACATAATCAAATGCTTTTGTTTTTGTATGCGTTGCCTCAACTAAATCGCCAGGATACTGCGTCCATTCTCCTGTAATTTCCCCTGTAAATGTGTAGCAAGCAACCCGTTTTTCTTCGTCTGAATTTTCGTCTCTGAGCGTTACACCTGAAAGCGGTGAAATTAGTTTGTTTGAAACGGTATGAGCGAACGTATATTCATAATCCGGATTTTTGAACGTTTGCGTTATTTCAAGGGCCTCAGACACAGTAATAATTTCTCCGGTATCCCCCAGATAATGGTCTCCCAAATAAGAATCAACAGTAGGATAGCCCCCGCCCCAATATATGTTATTCATCATGCTGTCACTCACGGCATCATGAGAGAGTCCCGACTCTAAAGAAAAATCAAACTCAGTTAAATAAACGTTCAGTTCTGCCTCGGTTAACGGCTGATCAACCCCGGCAATATCATAAAGTGCGTTTGTTACTGGGTTCCATAAAATATATTCGGTATCAAGCCGTATCGCCAAAATTACCCTTGCGCACGAAAACGGACGCTCTTCAAAGCCGATAATTTTGGGATTTGAAAAATCGTTGTCTGCAAAACCGATTATCACCCGATCGCTAACAATAAATGCCTCGTGGTGACAATTCATGTACTCAAATTCAGCAACCACAGAGATTTCTTGCAATATGTCAAGTGCCTGCTGAGAACTGGTTGTAGCATCAAGATTGACGGTGCCCGTATTATTTGCCCGGTCGATAGTTGAAAGTGTCCCGTATAAATAAGTCGGTTTCCATTTCTGAGCGCCAGGCAATATAGCCAGGTTAAAAAAATTAGCCTCTGGAATTTGAGCCATTAACGGAACGAGCTGGCCGTCTCTCTCTTCATCATAAACTGCGTTGCTGTCATATCCGGGCTGAACATTAACGCCATTTTCTCGTTCCCTGCCTATTTCAACAGTCCCAATATCGCCAGTTAGATCGGTTGTCAGGTCAGCACACCAAGCGTTTATCTCTACGCTGGCCGGAACAAAATTTGTATCTTCAAGATACTCTTTTTGTTTTTGCGCTGATATCAGTTTGATTTTTGCTACGTTTAACCGGGTCTCTGCCTGTTCGACTTCTTTAGATGTTGATTCAGGATTGTCAACAATGGCCTCTTGTTCTTCGATAAATGCCTGGATATTGGTTATTTTAGTCGTTAAAACAGCGACACGTTCAACAACGGCAGTGGTGTCATAAACCAACTCTATAAGGTATTGACCGTCTGCAATATGCGATTTTATAAGGCCTTTTCCCATTATTATTCATCCAATCGCTCAGAAACCATTATTCGTATATAACACGTTCCGCCAGACACATACGGTTGTTCAATCGCTCCTGAAAATACACCCTCACAGCAGGCAACCGTAACAGTAGCATAATTCTTGTGCAGATATTTTACAGTTGAATATTGAGGTTCGGAAATATTTGGAATTATCAAAGATAAAGATCGGTCCCCTTCAACTACCCCGGAATGTTCAACATGAGAAGTCGCATCAAGGCATTTTGAGCGAGACAGTCTGGCTGTCGGTGGATAAAGGCGTGACCGCTTTTTATCATCTAAAACAATACACCCTGCCGTGTCTGATGTCGGAGCGGACAATCCAATCATTTTTAACCTGCCGCCAATAGATATTCTTGAGCGTATTCGTTCATTTCAACCTGCATTAATGCTAAAATTTCGTGAAGAACCATTTTAATCGCAGGCGTTACGGAGTCATCAATGTTTATAGTTAGGAGGCCATTGCCTGATTCCAGCGCCATGCGTTTTGCTTCCATCATTTCAAGGTTCGCAGCGGTTAATTTTTTTTGCAAATCAAACGCTTTTTTTCTCATTTCCATTTCATCTTCGAGCATAGACTCAATGGCCCACTTCTGATGAAATGACGTGTTCGCACCCGTCCAAACGTCAAGCAAGTCGCCGATCAATCCGGTTGTGTTTGAAATCGTATTGTCAACTGACACAAAAGCCGTCTTCATTACCTCTGCATCCGCCTCAACCTGGGCGATATCAACCTTTGCTTTCCACTCCATCGCCGTCTGAATGGTTTCTGCTTTGACCTTGATTTCCTCAATATAGGTCTTTGTTTTATCGACGGCTTCCTCAGCCTTTTCATCGTTAATCGTTGGAGAAATATCAACCGGGATATGTTTAAATTCCGCACCTGTCGGCGTGTCTGTAAAATAAATGTTTCCATCTTTATCCACGCCTGAATAAATGGTGGGAACATCCGACGTGTCAACGTTTAGATTAATTTCTATCGGAGGCAAATCAATAACGTCAGACAACGGCTCAAGCCCTTGTTTTAAGCTTTTCTCAATATCCTGACCAACATCGAAAAAGTTTGCCGCTAAATCATCCCCGGCACTTTGAACTGCCAGCAATTTTTCAATAGAGTCTTTTGTATTTATATTTAATTTTAATTCGCCGGTGTTCCAGTCGCGTTTCCCGGTAACAATATCCCAAATATTTCCTAATGATTCGCCAAGGCCTTTTAAGTTGTCCCAAACTGAACGATAATCAAGCCCGATAACAGACAACGATTTTTTATATAATTCATCAATCGCAACAACCAGCCCCATCACTCCCACGCCAACTGCTCCGATAGACCCGGTTGCGGCTGCTCCGATAGCTGCAATCGGTCCAGCGATCAAGTTGCCTCCAAGCACTCCAGCAACAGCCCAAAGCGCATTCTTAATGCTGTCTAATGAGCCGAAAAGAACATTTATGTTTGTAGCCCAACCAGAAACGTTGCCAGCCATCGCCTGACCAGCCTCATCCATTTCACCGAATTTTTCAGCGACTTCGCCGATCACAACAAACATCGGCCTCAACCCCTCAATAAAACCGGCTGTGAAATTGGTCAGACCTGTGAATAAATCAATTATTTTTTGAACGGCTTTTTCTAAGCCATCAACGGTTGATAAGTCCAGTTCGCCGCCGAAAAGCGCATCTAATGCATCCCCGATCTCGCCGCCCAGATTCTTGAAAGATTGAATCAGTTTGGAAAAGTCAACGCCTTCCAGCGCTTCCGGCAAATTCTCAGCTACGTTTTTTAACAGTCCGTCAATATCACCAAAAAAAGCATTAAAGGCGTCAAAGATGTCGTCAAACGTCCCTTTGTCAACTTCTCCGGCAAGGGTTTTAAAAATCCCTGAAAAAGATTCGATGATCCCCGCCGCGCCTGCTTCAATTTTTGTGCCTGACCCAATTAAGAGTAGGTCAAAATTGTTACTAAGGTTTTGGAGTTGAAGTTTGATGTCCTCTTGCATTTTTTCAAATGCAACCGCAACGGCCCCCGTTGAATTCCCCATGGCTTCAAGGGATTCTTTGAATTTATCCGAACCCTTACCAGTCAACGTCAGCGCCGCGTTTAAACCCCTGACGTTACCGAATAGTTCGGCCATGGCCTCAGTATTGCCGCCGGTGGCTGTTTTGACCTCATCTAAAACACCAGCAAGACCCTTACTTGCTAAAGCTTGTGCAGAAAAATTAATCCCTAATTCTTTGGCATACGTTGCCGCTTCCGAGGAGGGCTTAAGAATGCTAGTGATCGCCCCTTTGATGTATGTAATTGCTTCCGCTGTTGGCGCACCGGTAGCGGTTATGGCAGCAATCGCCGCCGATACTTCATCAAACCCAACTCCAGCCGCCGCCGCAATATTGGTGACTTGCGCCAGGCTTTGATTCAGTTCCGGAAGGGTTGTCTGTCCAAGTTTTACAGTGGTGAATAGGTAGTCTGAATATTGCGCCGCTTCTTCTGCGCTGGCCCCGTATGCGTTCATTGTTGAGGCAACAGAAATCAGGGAGTCTTTTAAATCCGCTTTACCGGCAACGGACAGCTTCTCTGCCGCCCCAAGAACATCAAGACTGTCTTTGTAATCAATCCCCGCTGATATGGCTGAATAAACCGCCCCGTTGATATCATCGATGGATTTAACACTATCCCCGGCATAATCCAAAATCTGACCCCGGAACTGATCAACGCTTTCCCCGGTATCATCAATCAACGTGGTGATTTCAAGGAATTCGGCCTGAAAGTCAGATGATGCCTGAACCGCTTTGACAAGGCCATAGGCAACCATGGAAACAAGCGCCGCTTCAGTCAAGGCGACCTTTTTCCCAAAATCAGCTAAAGGTGCAGTGGCATTCTGTATGTTTGATGAAAACTTGTCAAAGTCCTTGCCCGAATTAAGCAAAACCTTGTTTAAGTCGCCGCTATCACCAGACAGCAAAACTTTTATGGTACGTTCAAGATCAGCCACGTTTTATTTGCTCTCTAATTTCTTCACGTTCTTTTTCCAGAAATCCCCACAACATGATCTCGTCACGGCATAGGTGGTCATACGGAAAGACATCCGGCCTGACGTCAAAAAGAAACCGCCCTCTGGCTTCAGCCATGATCATGCTGGCCCGGATTTCTTTGTCTTCCCAGAGGGCTTGGATTCCCCCAAGCTTTTACCCTGGCCGGTCAGTCGGTTGATGGTATTGGTCACCATGTAACCCTCAATCGGGAAAACCTCAAAAAATTTAGCGGCTTGAATATCATTAAATTCAGGCGTAACCGATCCGATTTTTAATTGCTCGACCCTTCGGGCAATGTCATCCGGAACTTTCCCATCAATCCCAAAAGACGCTTTGACCGCATCAATTTTTTCCTTCACATCCGTTGAAGCAATCCCTTCCAGTAACCCGGCCAGATTCTTGTTTTTAGCCGCCGCCTCGTTTACCCTCGCAATTTCAGCTCCGGTAAGGCCCCTGACAATAATTTCAGGAGCCTCGCCTTCGTCAAACCATTCAGCCAGATCCGGAACCTCTACGGCTTCCGTCCGGTCGGTAAACTTGGCATTTTCAAACTTATTTGCATCAAAAGGCATTTTGTTTAATCCCCTATGAAATTAAGAATACTGGTCGTCACCCACCTCAGATGCGGCAATGGTAACATCAGCCGTCATTGAGTTACCCGCCGGGAACCCTCGCTTGACTCCGACTTTCCCCTGGCAAGAAATATATTTGGTTGTAACCAGTCGGTCGGGATAAAAAACGAACCATCGGATATCATCTTTCATGAGAAGGATCGTATCATTGACCCCATTGCTCAATCGGGATTTAAAACTGCCAGCTCCCAGAGATGAAGATTCGGTCCCGACCGTTGCCCCGTAAACCTGCTCCGAGTTCACGGAATAAGAATTTTCAGGCGGGACAAAATCAGATGACAGTTCGACTTCGGCCAGCGAGGGCGTGTAATATTCGGCATATACGGCCTTTGGTATATCTCCTGTATGAATGTCGGGAAGTGCTGAAAGGAACGTAACCCCGGCATATCCGGCCACGCCATCAGTAACCCGACTGTATTTTACGTCCCAATTCGGATAATCGTAACGCTCGCAATGCGTGTTTACTACCTGTTTGATTTCATCAGCATCAACCGCCGCCGAAGTGGTGGACGTATAACGCACCTGTGCAATTTCAATGGAAGTCGCCAGAACATAAGGCGCACCGCCAGGAACGCCTCTGGTCGTCGTAAAGCTCGTTCCTTCATCACCTTCCACAACAGATATGGCCCCTGCGCTGGTCACCTGAATTGAGCAGATTTTATGGGTTGCTTCCGCACCGACTGCGCTTAAATCACCCGCCCCGGTTCCGTCAGCAACAATGGTCAGGGCTTCATCATCATCATCGAAAGTGTCAGCCTCCTCGGTTGGATCAATCAACCATTCGCGGGTTGTGTTGTTATAAGCAATCAATTCGCCGGTATCACCTGTCACGCCGCCGGTTACGGTCTTGCCAATATCCCCTGCCACACATGACGTGTACCCGCTTGCAGCAAGCGTTAACAGCAGATAACTTGAATCGCCCCGTGTAATGGATTCGTCCGTACTGGCTGAAACCTCTGTTTCGACCCCGGCCAGGTAGCAGGTCAAGGCGGTTATATCGACAACATCATTTGACCCTGAATCGGCAATCGAAACCACGCCCCCGGTCGCAAGCCCGTTCGGTTTTACATCCGGGGTTTTACCCGAAGCATCAGACCACCGGGCCGCCGCCGAGTTAAATTTTGTGTTATCGCCGGAATCAGACAGTGCAACCATTTCAACCAAATCCTGCCCGGCCTCTCCGTAAAGTATCGCATTTGAAGCAGTTTTCGCTTTCATTTTATTCATCTCCCTGTAAATATGGGTTTAAAATTAACGTTCTATAAAAAATTTCAAATAATACAGAAACCTTGAAAGTTTCGTTCTCAATCGTTGGATATTCAACCGACCCTCCGACATAAGTCGAACTTTCAGCCAGCCCGTCAAGATCGAAATTAATAATTGAATTAATCATTTTACCCCTGATGTCTTCAATCACATCAAAGGCGGTCCCTTCGTGATTACTCAATAAATCGATGTAATGAAATTCAACCTGAGTAAGACAGTCCTGCATCCCACCGACAGTTTCTTCGCCCTGTTCGTCACCGGCAAACATGGATATGCCCGGCATATCGGCTGGTTTGTAGTTCGTTTTCCCAGGATTAATATCAACCCCGCCGGAAACGATCCATGTTTCAGCTTTAAAATCCGTTTCTGCCGAATCAAGTATTTTTTTTCTGATCGTATCGGCCATTATCAGAGCAATCCGTTTCGTTGTTTAAAAAGATAATCGGCCTGCCGTTTAAGCTCGGCGGTCAGCCTCTTGTCAGCCCCGTCCTGTAATTTTTTCTGATTTTCAGGCTTTGCATACAAATCTTCGGTCCGGGGGCCGGAAAGCTCATGCATAGGTAAGCGGCCTGCTCGCCCACTATTTCCGGTTTTCGTCCAAGGTGTTCCGCTTCCGCCGGGTTGGCTCCACTTACCCTTCGGCCTTTTAAAGACTGCCTTATGGCCTGACGGCATCACCGCCACAAAACCATGAGCCAATGGTTTCGGCTTGCCCTTGATCACTTCGACCGTGATTGACGCTTTTCGTTTCGGATTCACCGTTGACGGCCTGACTGTAAAATTAATCAAGCCAATCGGCTCGCCCTTTGACTGCGTATAAGCGACTATGCGCCCGGTGCTGGCCTTTGCAACGGTGATATTTTTACGAGCCGCCGTTGCTTTGGCCGTGTACGTTGACCGGGCAATCGCCACCATGTCCGTCTTAACACCATCCACCGCCCGATTGATTGACCTGACAACAGCAGTAGGCATCCCGTTATTAATATGCCTCAGATCCGCTTTTATAAGCTCAATATCAGCCTGGTTCGGTCGTATGGTTATTTCCCCGGTCATTACGCCTCAACGCTTAAAAGTTCTTTTCGGGTCACGTGGATTTTATAGCCAACAGTCCCGCCGATTGGTTTCCATGCGTCAGTTTCCCATGCAACACCGTCAAAAGTTGCAATATCGCCATCCACATTCGGGGCCGCCGCCAAATCTGAAGCCAGCACATACAGATTCGCCGATTTTGTCAGGTAGTTTTCCTCTCCGGGGGCTTTGATATAATCCTCACGAACCACAACCGCATCGACAGTCACCGCATCAACGCCATAGCATTTATAAGAAATGGCTTCGGCAAATTCATCTGTATTGATGAAAGCGGCAAAATCAGATGTTAATTGATCCGTGAATGACATTTCTAAGCCCTAAAAATTAACGGTTGATTTCATACCAGTCTGTACCATCGCAAACGAGCGTAACGCCCTCATAAACATTCAACGTCACATCACCCTCGCCATCCAAAAGAAGATCTTGATTCCCAGCGCCTTCGTTATGTTCAAGGGTAACGGTTTCAGCGGCATTTTTGACAGTGATATAAAGAACTTGACCGCTAACGCCATTCGTAAAACCACCGATTGTTTGCCCGAATGAAGTCGCGTCGATAAATGCGACATTGACATTGTCCACGTCAACCGCATCCTGCCCGGCACTTGTGCCATAAGAAAAAACAGCCGTTCCAAAAGCAAAACTACCATCAAGCACTGGATCATCACTCATGGCCTCGACACTCGCCACACCGCTTGACCAGCTTACGTCGCCATGGTCTGCGTTGGCCATCTCATCCGCTGACACAACATCAGCATCCAGCGTCACCGTCCCATCGGCACCCACTGACACATCGCCATAATCAGCCGCCGCAATATCGGTCATGCCTAACGAGTTGTCATCAACCGAATAAACGCCGGATGTAATACTGACATCGCCTAAATCTTCGTCAGGTAAATCGCTGGCTGAAAAATCATCCGTTCCGGTCCCGAACTGGAACGCATCTTCGTCAATGGTATCGTCTTGGATGTTTTCGCCATTAAGAGCGGTTAAAGCCGTCCCAACGCCTGATGTGATTGTGCCGAGAATTGGAGTTACTAAAGAGGGAGATGTCGAAAAAACAGCCACCCCGGATCCGGTTTCGTCATCCAGCGCCGCCAATAATCCAGCAGAATCATCAAGCTCTGCCTCATATAAAGCATCAAGTTCACCTGCGGTATCATGAGTAATTGCAAGGCCGAAGTCCAATAAGGTTACATCGGTGAAATCAATTGAATCATCGTCAATCGTATCATCGGCAATATCTTCACCATTTAATGTTATCGAATAAACCGACCCGCCGGTAATCGTCGGACTGGTCAAGGCCTTATTCGTCAGGGTTTGAGTCGCATCTTCGGTCACAACCTGATCATTTGCGGTCAGGGTCGGATGTTCTAGATAATAGGTTGACTTTGCCCCAGATGAATACCCGTACCATTTCGGAAACGCAATGCCGTAGGGCTTTTCAGATACCGTTCCGGCCCAGGCAAGGGTCACACCTAAAACCAGCGCCAGGCCGACAAATAAAAAATTTTTATATTTCATTTTTTTGCCTCATGAAATCCGGGGGTATTTCACCCCGGATTTTATCAATTTGATTGATTGTTAATTCAGATTACTCGTCAGCAGGTGCAGTTGTCGCCGCCAAAGACTGAACTACCCATACATAATCCGTAGCCCCGACCTCACAATCCCATGAAATCCGGGCCTGGAAAGCGATATCCCGGTCAAGATATGCCTGCGTGTTCTGCCCCAGGGTCACATAAGTGAACCGAATCTTCCATTTTCGCATAAACTGACGCTTGAAAGCGCCGTAATACCAGGCAGACGTTGACAGATCATCGAGTTTCGGGCTGGAAAGCAATCTTTCAGGCGGAATATTCCACCGGCCTTTTGGCCCCCAGTTGGATACCTCGTTTTCAACGCCGGGTACATATTCGGAGTTCAAGACTTTGGAAACCGCTCCGATTAGTGCATCCGGAACCAGCAAAATCCTTTCAGACTGAGGAATACCAATTCGTTTACCCCGGCTGTTTTTCATGGCCGCCAAAACCGTCCTGACATTTTCCAGGTCGGTTTCATCGACAAACGGGTTGGAGTTGACCCTGGTGCCACTCGGTGCTCTGGTTCCGGGATAGTTCTCCGTTGCATTATAAAGCTGAGTCCCGGTTCCTTCAGGTCGGTAAGCATACGGTTCAGCCGGTGCCGCCGCAGATCCGTGGTGATCCGTGACCCGTTTCAGGGTCAGTTCTTCGACATAATCATTGGCAATTTCGGCCAGCGCATTAACCCGCATCAAGAAATTAGGCGCATCGTTTTCTTTGATCATTTCGGTGGTAAGCGTCAGCTTGCGCCCGTTTTTCCGATGCCTGATTTCAACGGTTTCTTCGCTTGCGCCGATTTCCGGGAACTCTTCGGTTTCCTTAACTTCATCAACATTTTTATCCTCGTTGAGAATCGCCGCAATGGTCGTAATTTTTTTGTTATCATCGAATTCCTGAACCAACTCCTGCCCGATTGTGGGAATTTCCTGATACCGGTCATTGATCATTTTTACCACCGCCGTTCCGGTCAAGACCGGCATGGCGCTCGTGGTAATGGCTCTCTGCCCACCATCGGCCAGTTCATCGGCAATGGTGATCGGGACCTCAATATCTGAAAACGCCCGGAAAAAGGATTTGCTGTCTGCCAGCATATCGCCCAGGGTCAACTTGCCGTCATTGATCAGTTCATCGGCTTTTCGCATGAATTCAACCGGGTGCTTTTTTGCGATTTCCCGCAGATCACCCATGTTGAATCCATCGCCGTAAGAAATGCCGCTTGATATTAATTTTCTCGCCATTTTTTTTTCCTCCGTAAAAGGCGGCAAGTCTCCCCGCCGCCAGATTATTTAATTTTTTAGCCGTTATCCCTCAACGCTGATATCGCCATCAGCTCCGGAAATAGATGCAGTACCAAGCCAGTCAGTTCCGTCCCATTCCCAGTCAATCCAGTCGCCAATGTCGGTTATCGAAACATACTTACCGGCAGCCTGAGCACCGCCCTTAATGTAACATTTGGCCGTGTCCGGTTTCGGATCAAACACGAACACTTCATCAGCCATAGCCGACTGTCTGAAATTAAAACCTACCGGAACAACCGCATCGGGGGCGGTTAGAGTTACTGATCCGCTTGCGCCTTTATTGGTAATGGTTGCCCCGCAATCTTCAAGAGTCACAGTGTAGGCTGCTGTTTTCGCCATGTTCTTTTTCAGGTTCTTTTGCAGAATGTTCTTATACAGATAAGAAAACTCTTTATTGAAAATCGCCTGAACGTAAGACTTGCTCATGATGGTCGTACCGACCTGAGGCACGTTATCGGTGCCAATAGAATGCGCCACACACACCCCGTCAACATCAACGGTCAACTGTTGGCTTTGCGAAGCGGTCAACGTTAACCCCTCGCCATATTCAATGGCGTCTGCGGCAGCCAGGGCAAACTCGAAAACATCGCCCTCTCGCAACATAAAACATGGAATATAACGGGCCGGATCATCGGCTTTCTGTTCCTCTGCGGCAATTACCAAGCTATAAACCGCATCCGCAACCGCATCAACGGCGGTCACAACGCCGGAGTTCTCGTTAAAGGTTAAAATTTCACCGGCTTTAAACGTCCGGGTGCTTCCCGCCGCACACTTCATGGGCATAATCAGCGGATCGCCAGCGCCTAAAAGGTTTTTTACGAACGGATATTTATTGTCTGCCATTTTTGGTGTCCTCCAAAAAAAATTAAACGTTAAAAATTAATTACCTACCGCCGGAAAGCCCCGGCAAACATTTCGTCCGGAATTTCATCCACTTTCCGGTATTTCTGATCACCGGGTCCATCTTCGTGATGTTCGTCGCCGGCACTTTTTTTGCGTCTTGCATCCGGGTCTTTAACAGCTTCGTCACTGATAAAGTTCAGCATTTCAACGTGAGACCGGCCCTCAAGGGCCAAGTCGAACACCTTTGATTTGCATCCATCCGACACAGCCATTGCCCGGCTTGACAGATCGGCCAGGGTGTCCCGGTCAACCTGAATTTTCGGGGTTGATTCTTCTTTTACAATGCTTCTTACCGTGTTCGCCAGTTCTTCGGCTGTCAACGGTTTCGGTAAGCTCCCGATTGCTTCCGTAACGGTGTCTTTTACAAGTTTTCTGATTTCCTTATCTTCCATTTCAATTACCTCCATTTGTTTTCGTTGTTGGTTTTCAAACTGAATATTTTCAACCATTGACCGGTTAAATCCGACTGTATGATCAGCCGGGATTGGTGTTAATGTGATTTCATGAGGCCGCCACTCAATACCAATGACAGCCGGGCCGCTATACTCCCGCTTAGTTTCAGGGTCTACCCATGCGTCAGATTCTTCATCAAGCCGAATGCCTTTGCTAATCTGATACCCAAAAGAAATACCCCTGAGGCTTCCCGCCTTGATTTTCTGCATGGCTGTATTGCCGTTTTCATCTTCATCAAACCCGATAACCGCCATGCCTCGCCGGTCTTGCAACCATACCTTTTTGACAGGCCCAATAATGTCAACCAGATCGCCATTGTGCCGCCGAAGCACTGAACCGACTGAGTTTAAATATTCAAGATCAACGTTCTTTTCACCATGTAGCAGAATTTCATCGCCATAATATCGGCGGGCAACCGGGTTCTCTGACGAAAAAGAAACCGTTAATTCTCTGGCCTTTTCATCCACTTCAACCCCGTCAATCGCCATGGACCTGAAAAACAATTCGCTTTTATTCATCTTCTTTATCCTCGCTTTCTGGCTCTACCGGGCCAGCTTCTGCCCGTTTCTCCGGGAAAAGCTCAACGTCATATTTCGCCTCAAGGTCTTTAATCCATTTCTTTTCCCTGGCCCGCCGCTCAAGTTTAATTTTTGGATCTTCGCCTTGAGAAAGTATGATATCTGAAATATTCTCAGTTCCGAGCTCAACCTCTGTTTCCTTGCCCTTCGCCTCTTTTGCCGGGTCAACCCATTGCCAGCCGGGGGCAATCCATGAATGTTCAAGCCAGTCATATTGATTGCTAAAAAAAGAAGGTGCCTTGACCAGCCCTTTCGTTACGAACGCCCGGAATACATTTTCATAAACAGGAATGTTTAGATTATTAATTAAAAATCGTTGACGTTCCCGGCAAGTAGTATAGAATTGAAGCAAAACCGTCCGGGCATTTGAATAGTTCATGCCGTTCCATTTCTGTAAAAACACTTCAGGCGGGATATCTAAAGAGTTGGCAGGCCCACGCCATACCTGATCAAGAAATGAGTCAAACTGGTTGCCGGGCCTGACCGGTCGGTGAACATCCATTGTTTCGCCGGGTTGAAGATAGCTGACTGTATTAGGCGAAAACTCATGGATTCGGTCGTATTCCTTATCTTCGGTCGTCACGTTTTCGCCGTCCCATCCGTCAGGATCATCGGTGGTCACCGTCCCGAACATGCAAGCATCTTCCAGCGCCGCCAACTTTTCAGCTTCCATGTATCTGTCAACGTCCTGAACATCTTTTAACGCTGATGCCATCAACGAAAACGCCCTTGTCTGCTCCGGCCTGATCGGGTTAAACAGGAACATGACTTTTTTCGTGCCGTTGTCGTTGTAAGCCGGTATTTCTTCAAAATCATCATCACGCAAACCGGAAATGGTGCTGCCGGGATGTTGCCTTAAAACAAAATAGGACTTCGGGGCTCCTTCATAATCGAATAAAATCCCGTTTTCGATATTCGGATTTTTGAACTCGCCCGGTGGCGTTTGCAATCGATCAGCTTCTAAAACCTCAAGGCAATACGGAATAAGCCTGTCAACCCTGGCCGAAGTCCTGCCGACCACAAGGCACTCATTGTCACGGATCAGGGCGTGTTCTACAATTCCCTGAATGCCGTCAGCCCCGTAAAAAGGAAGCATTAACCGCTTGTCTGCCTGCTTGTTCCACGCTTTATTGAAATACTTTTCAGCAGCGTTGTTTGCAGCCTCAGCCTGAATGTCAGAAATTTTTAAAAATGATTTGCCGCCGTCCGGATCTGCCGTAATTTCAGAATTCAACCGAATACCATGGCCAACCACGTTTTTTTTTAGCCGCCGAAAAGCCCCGGCAACATTCCCATTTTCCAACTCATACCGCCGGATCTGCTCACGCAAGCCAACAATATTGTCGGCAACCTCTGAATTGATATTCATTGAAGTAGAAGGGAAGGAATACCGGGAACGCCCACCGCCCACCGCATCAAGTGACCGGAATTTTTCCAGCCGTTCAAAACGAGCCCGAGCGATATTTCTTTTAAGCGCCCACATCGGAAACATCCGGGCCAGTAATCCGGCCTTTTTTTTCTTCGCCATTACTGGAACCTCCGAAACCGTCCGAATGATCGCCGGGTGCGTGACGCCTTGGCCGCCTGTTTACAGGCAAAATCATAAAGCCGTTCCAATTCATCAAACGACCGGTATTTCATCCGTTGCCCATCAACCTCATATTCCCCGGTGCAAGGCGTGCCCGCTACATGATTTGCAATGGCGTCAAGAATGGCCGTTTTCAGCGCCGCCCACGTTGTAAAAGCCATGGTTTTTAACCCTCTATTCGGATTTCAAACCGGTGGCCACACTCCCGACATCGCCGCAATTCATACCCAGGCCGCCTGATTTTGGTTATGGTCGGAAACGCCCCGCATTTCGGACAAACCGCATTTTTCCCCGAATTCCCTGACCTGAAAATCCGGTCAAATCCCGGTTCAGCCTTGGTATTTTCACTTTCCGCTGGTTCGGGAATCACGGACTTTAACACAGGCTTTTCAATAGGCTTTTTTCTGGTGGTTTTTTTCTTGGTGGGTTTTGTTTTCTTTTTTGTTACCACGACATAGTTTCCCCCATGCTACAGGTTCAGGCCATAAAACGTCTTACGTATGGCCTGAACTTAACACGAGGTTTTGGCCGTTTTGACTATTTGATGGTATTTCAGGTCAGAATGGGGGTATTTCAGGTCAGAATGGGGTTATTTTCGGTTGACAGGCTTTTTTAAAGATTTTTTTAGCTGTTGTTTTGTGGTTACAATTCCACTGGACACAATATGTTGTATTTATAAAAAAAAACCAAAAAAAATCACTTTTTTTGAAAATAATGCTTGACATCAAGATTATCATTATATATAGTGTAATCAGAGCGAGGGAAAAACAACAAACGCTAACAATTTAACAGGAGAAAAAAAATGAAAAAAATCGAAGACAAAATCAGTCAAAAAATTAAAAACATCAAAATTGGCGACTCTCTTAAATCTGGTGACATAATCGCCAAGGTTGTTTCAGTCGATCACGGAAACTCCATGGTGACGGTTGAGGGACAGCCGGAAATCAGTATGTTGCATCTGCAAGACCTGATTATCGACCGTAAAGTCATCGAGTTAATTATCGGCTAACCAAGTCAACAGTTTTACCAAAAAAAAATGGATCAAGGTTGGACGCTGGAAGACCTTAAAAAAGCCATAAAAATTAACAAATTGTAAAAAAAGGGGTGGGAAGTTATGAAAGCAAAGATTAAAAACATTATGACTGGCGATATCCTTGATGTGCAAAGCACTACGGATTCTCCTGACTCAAGCTATGGGCTTGAGTGTTGGGTTGATAACGATGGTAATAGTTATGGCCAATGCCAGTTTGGTGCGCCTTTTGGATTTGAACTCGTTGAAATAACAGAGGCTGATTAATGACTATGGGCGGAAAAAGAAAAGGGGCGAACATCAACCTTGAAAAACGGAGGAAAAAATGAAACAAAAAAATTACATACTCAGGAACCTGCCCCAGGAATGGAAAGAATTTAAATTCATTGCGGATAAAGAGGGAATTTCTGCCGCTGAAAAACTGAGGCGGTTTATTGTTGAAACGGTGAAAAAGGTGAAACGGTGTTGAAAACGAGGATCGATCAAAAAAGATTTCAACCCTCAAATATGCCTCATAATCTTTTCATTGGATATGTATCCGTGAAGATAATTAACCGGATACGTATCCAATGAAAACTCCCCCATTAAAAAATCAACATCGAAATATTGCCTCAATGTCGCTTCTTTATTTTTTGCTGAAGCCGTCCAAAATTTTTTAGTTCTGGATATTTTACCAACATTTTCAATATCTTTCTCACTACCACGCAAAGCAATCGCATCCAAAATAACACCAGATAAAGAATCCGTGCCCATCCATTCCACCGCCCATATTGATTCGCCTTGGAAAAACACATTGCCAGGCATTGTATGTTTTTTAAGTTGATGAGAAATTGATTGTCGTCGAAAATCACGCTGAGGCATAGGCCACAACGCCGCCGGGGTTGCAGGCATGGCCCGAAAAGGTGTAAACCCAAAAAGGCAAGACATTTTTCCCTCTCCATTAACCTTATCATCCGCTAACCGCAATGACTCCAATAACTCTGAATAATCATCAGCAGCCTCGAATGGATACCCCACAACATTAAAAAACTTAACCTGTTCGCCATTCCCGAATTTTGATTTTTTGTAAATAAATTCAATTAACAATTCTTTTGATATCGGCTTATTAACCATCTTCCGCAGCCGTTCAGAAACCCCGTCAAGACCGATGTTTCTTATGCTTTTTTTGCACCAGTCGGTACTATCTATATCCAGGTCAAGCATCGTGAATTCAACGTCAAGCCCGTCATTTGAATAACTTTGCCCTGTAATAATGTTTTTACGGTGCCAGGTATATGCACAGAACTTGCATTTCCGCTTACATCCAATACCGGTTTCCTGCCAAACCTGCTCTTTTTTGGTATGGTTTCCGATTTTTATTTTGTGAAGATAAACCCCGCCTGCTTGGTGAATGTTATAGCTTTTAGACGCCTTAAATTTTTGACTTTCAGCAACGCACCCCTGCAACCCGTGGCACGAATCAATATTATCAACCACATTGCAAATAATATCTTCGCCACGACCCCACACGCAAACATCGAACCATTTTAAAAACGGACGAATATTAAGACACCCAGCGCCACCAACAATAACTTTATAACTTCCACCCGGCCACCGCTCGCGTTCTGAAATATATGAAAACCAATCACATTGAGCGGTAATTGAGATTAAAATAATATCGAATTTGTTAACGTTATACTCCGAACAATATCTTATATCATGCCCACCGCGCCGCAAAGCATCTGCCACGACCTCAACCCCCGCAAACAATCGGATATTAAAAGATTCCTGTTTATAATTTGCTTTCGCATAATGAGATTGTACATAAATTCCAATTTTCATATTTTCACCTCAAAACCGCACTTCGGGCAGGTCACAAAGCCTGTATCCTGAGAATTATTTTCCTGTTGCTGATCATCTGTTAAAGTTATTGGCTTGCCATCCTCAACCCATCCATCCAAAAACCGATCCATATCAATATCCGGCAACGTCAGATCATCCACCAACCCTGAAATATCAACCGACATTTCGTTTAAAAACTCATACAACCCATCTTCGGTTATTTTCGCATGATGGCTGTTTAGCCTCAACAGCTTTTCAGCCGCTTCTGCCTTGTCCTGTGCCTGTACTTCAACAATTGGAATGTCGGCTATGGTGTAACCCTGTTTTAATAATTCCCGCACCGTAAAAAGCCTCTGGTGTCCGTCCAATAAAAAATTCTTCCAGACAAAAACCGGAAAGCTGAATCCGTGTTTTAGGATTGACCGTTTGAGCTTTTCAAACTCATCACGCTCAAGCGTTTTTAAATTGCCCTGAAAGTCTTTCAACTTGTCAATCGGGATTACCCCGGAACCCTTGCATGTTATTTTGATTATTTTTTTCATTTTTTCACTATTTTTTTTAATTTTTTTGAATAACAACTATCAAACATCCATTGTTCAATCGCATCCGTGCTAGAATACCAAGTGCCATTAAGTTTTCTTGCCGGGAAACCCACTTGATCAACCATTCTCTTGATTGTCTCGCTTGAAATGCCGGTGAAATCTTCAATGTCCTGCATCTGAACCAATAGTTTTTTTGACTTTTCAACCGCCATCAAAACATTCCCCATAAAACAAACGTAATAATCTCTATAATTATTGCGATTATGGTTAACGGTACAAGGATTTTCATTTAAACCAGCCTTTTTTTTGAGGTAGCGCATTACTCTTTTGCGCCCGGCCAGCCTTCTTTTTGGCCTGTGGTCTGCTTTCCTGCGCCTGCCTCTGCGTTTTTGGAATACCCAGGGTTTCAGCACTATTATCATCACTGACGCGCCTTTCAATACGCATCTTGATTTTCCCTAAATTCGGATTTAAAAATTCAAACGCCGCCAAAGCATACACCCTGACATCAAGCTGTTCATTCGGCCCTTTTTTTCGCCACTCGTACCCAACCAAAACGCCTTTTTTTCTGACTTCTATTTTTTCCTCATTGGTCAACTGCTTGTAGTGCTTGTCTGTGTAATGTTCCGGAAAATGACAATACCCTGGGCCTGGGTCTTGAATTCTTAACCGGTTAAAAACAATCGTTTTACCGTCATCGACATTACAGGAGCGAAGGATCGCCCGGCCCCCCTTCTTTTTATCGCCCTGCCAATGCCCTTTATTGCAAAGGGTTCCTTGTAAAACGCCCTTTGTTGCATAAATATTCCTACGCCTCCGAGGGCCAGTGAACTTGTAAACCTCGTTTGCCAGATATCCAGAATCAACAAAAGCCGCCGCCACTCTCAAGACAACTCCATCAACCCGAACAAATGTTTTTCTCAACAGGTCGTCAATATGATCCCAAACCTCCGGCCTTTCCGCATCACCCGGAACAACCTCATAACCGAGCGACCATGTTTCAGACTCAAGGCCATGGCCGACAAACTCAATCTCAATCCTGGAATTTGCCCCACCTTGAACGTCAGCGCCTACAGTGACCACCAAAACCTCATTCGGAATCGTACCCTCAATCAAATAATCTTCACCCCTCTGCCCCAAAGCAGACGCATTGACGGTTTCGCCCTTATCCTCAAAGGTTTCGCCCAAAAGCGTATTGATAACCGATTTTAAAACGGTGATATTTCCGTTTTTCTTTTCCCGGTTTGCCGCAAGCCACCGATCCACAAAATAAGACCATGGTCTTAAATACGAATACGCCGCCCAAAGACAAGCCCCGATTCTCCGGGGTTTCTGTCTCGGCTTGTCATCGGGGCCGAAAAACTTGTCAAGCGCGTCCTCGTAATAAACGCCGTCCATGGTTTGCCATCTACCGGCTTCGTCCATTTCCGGGTAATCACGATAATATAATTTGCACCCATTTTTGCATTGATAATACACGGTTTCCGGCTGGTCTTTTTCCCATTTGAAGTTTTTAAACTCAAGCCGTTGCAGCACCAAACAGTGAGGACATTCCACAAAACGGTAAAAGATCATATCAGCCGCATTAACCGCCATTTCGATCTGACACAATCCCTTGATTTTTGGAGTTGACCCCCGAACCGACTTTGGGAACGGGGCCTGATCAAGCCGACCGTCACCGAGTTCAACCGCCGAGCCCTCGCCGTCAATGTCCGCATCAAATGCTGACAACTCATCATAAATCGCCACGTCTTTTGTCATCCGGCGAAAGTTTCGGGCAGACTTACCGCCCTTAATGTCCAGCGTGGCGCCATGGAAAACTTTTTTCTCAACCGTATTCCACTTGGATTTATACCCGACTTTACACTTCAGCCGATCACCCAAAACCGGCACATCTCGAAGCATGGGTTCTATTTCATCGGTCGTGAAATCCTTTGCATCCCCGTCAGTCGGTTGCCAGATCGCCACGTTTCTGTTTTTCTGTTCAATAAAATATGCTGTTGAGGCCATTAAACATTTAGTGTAGCCTATTCTGCGACTTTTCATCCAGTTGATTTCCTCAATATCATCCGATGTCATCCAGTTGATGATGGCCACCTGGTACGGATAGCACTTCCAGCGCCCTTCGGTTCCAGATGATTCAGGGGACAGGTAAAAATTCTGATCCGCCCACTCAGCGCCAATCATTGGAGTTTTAATTTTAAAATAAGAACTTTCATATCTTGTATTATTTGCTATTAAAATCATTAATCTATTTTAACCTGAATGTTGTCTATTATATTCAAGCACTCAGCGATTGATTTTTTGGTTAAAAGAATTTCGTCCCCGGATATTTCAGGCCGATTCCGTTTCATAATCAGGGGCAGGCTTTCAAGTATCGGGACCATTTGCGCCGCCAATTTTTCAGGAACCTCAAGCGCTGCATTAACCGAGATTAACAACTTTTCTTCAATATCGTTTTCTCTTTTTTTCCTTCTGATATCTTCGCGCTTTTCGTATGCATTTAACAACTGTATTTTTGTCGACGGATCTGTATTATCGGGTTGATTTACTTGATACAATATCGGTAAGGCAATTTTACTATCACACACCTTAGCGGAATTTCGATACCCTCCTGTTTTAAAAACAACTCCTGCTTCAGATAGCCTTTTTCTGATTGTTCGGGTGTCGAACCCGGTAAAATTTTGAAGATCAGTAATTGATGAATCCATGTCTTATTGTAATTACATTGTTACTACAAGATGAACATTGTTTTTCAACCTTGTAAATAGCGAACTCTCGAGATTTTC